TAGATAAGGCTGGGATAACTGTGGTAGAGACCTTTGATTATAGTGCTACTGCCATGACGTTGGTAGCTCTCTACCAGAACTCACAGAAGGAGGAACATAAAACCCTCAAGAGGTATATCAAGGAGCATATTTATGTGGAGGATTATAACCCTCACATCCTGACACTGATGTCCGTGAAAGGAGGTGGCATAGGAGAGGAAAAGGCAAAGGCGCTGATTGAGCGCTATGGGACTTTCTGGTATGTAATTAACCAGGAGCCTGAGGAACTGGCTAATACCCTGATTGGTGAGGAGGGTAAGGAGAAGCGGCTGGGTATGAAGGCAGTTCAGAGGTTATTTAAAGCTATAGGGAGAAACATATAGTAGATAAGGAGGCAACAAATGGATAAGGACTTAACTCATTCCACCATCAAGGATGGTAAATTCTACCTGGGCCAGTATGAGTTAGCTGGCTTGATGAGACCTGCTATTAGGAGCTACAGGTTTCATAATAAAAACCAAAATCCAAAAGCTATTGTAATACCTTACATAGCTGAGGTAGATGGAGTCAAAATTGAATTTGAGCAGCCGATTAAGCCAGAAGCAGGTAAAGCTGGTAGCTGATACTGTTAGAACCATAGCTGAACATAGAGGATACTTAACCTATCCCAAAGAGACTGAGGTTAGGCTGGTATTGGAGGCAGCTACACTGGTTGCGAGTGCAAGTAAAATGCTGGAGGAACAACATGGAGTTAGAGGATGTGGGAAAAATACGGGAGCTGACTGACCTGAGAGGAGAGCCAAGTGTCAGGGTGGTGATGGCTATTAAATCTCCTAGAGGCATGTGCCAGATATTTGAACAACCGCTAAATCAGTATTCCAAACACCTAGGACAGACGTATGTGGATGCTCAGTGTGATGCTATCAGGGCTTTCATGGAGCAACATAACCCTACAGTAATTGGACAGGAGGATGATGGAGAAATTGACTAAGCCTAAAAAGACAGTGGAGGAACTGGCTGATGAGCATGTTGAGTGGCTTATCAACCTGCTGATACCTATAATTAGGAGGATTGGTAAGGATGAATTCATACATGGCTATAAGCATGGCAGGAAGGAGAAACGGAGATGAGGCAGTTTGCACCAGACTATGAAAGGACTAGCGAGGGTTGGATTGTATTTCCAGATGATGTTAAATGGAGGAAGGAATTATTCCCAGATATAGTGATGAAGCATTTAGCAAAGATGCACATATATACACAATGGGAAATAATTAAATATGTTTCAGAGCCAGGACAAATAATCCTTGACCCTATGAGTGGTACAGGCACAGTAATGCTTGCTGCTGTTATGGGCAGACCGGTAATCTGCATAGAAATTGAGGCCATGTATCACCAAATACAGAAGCAGGTATTGGAACATCTTACAAACTACCATGATATGGCTAATGTTAGTCTAATACATGGTAATTGCAAGGTAATATTACCTATACCATGTAACCACATTATGTTCTCACCACCCTATGCAACCGCATTCAAGCCATCAAAGAGGTCAACAAAGATTATCAAGGAGAAATACCGGGTTAATGACCATGAATACACTGAGTATGCAAGGACTACTGGTAATGTAGGCCTGATGAATACGTTTATATATAATCAGGAGATGGAAAAAGTTTATAGGCTATGCTACCAAAGTATTATACCTGGTGGTACAATGTCAGTGGTTACTAAGGATATAATAGAAGGTGGTAAAAGGGTTTATCTTACCAAATGGATAGATAAGGTATGCAAGCAAATAGGCTTCCGACTTGATAGCTGGCATAAAGTTCAGATGATGGGTGGACCTTGGCAGGACATTAGAAGGAGTCAAGGGCTGGAAACGGTGGATGATGAGGATATTATGATTTGGAGAAAGTCATGATTAACTACCTGGTAGGTTTAGCTGGTATGTGGTTGCTCTGTGATGGACTTATCAGCATCAGGCTATATATTGATGCCAAGGATGAGACAGGTAATAGATTGCAGGATTGGTATAGGGACCATAGCATCAGGTTGCTCAGGTGTGCTATTGGTATATTTCTAATGGTAGCAGGTGGATTAAATGCACTTTGCCTATGACCCTGACAACCTATCCTACTACTATGGTGATATGGAGCCAACACCAGGCTTTGCCAGAAAGCTGTTGTTTGAGACCAGCCACCAGTTAATTTCTGTGGATGTGGAAACTATCAGCCTCAAGGAACGTATAGCAGTTGGTGTTGGTATCAGCATTAAACCTAACCTTAGCTTTTATTTCCAGCTATTCCCTAATGTATCACCAGCAGTACCTTGGCATTTGCTAAGGGATACCAGAGTTACTAAGGTATATCATAACAACCTCTTTGACCTCTCAGCACTTAGGGAATATGATGTAGATACCACCACCATAATGGATACTAATCTAATGTCCAGGCTGCTATGCTATAAGTATAACTCCTTATTAGACCTTTGCTTTATACACCAAATGGAAGTTCATGATATGAAGGATATTTTGGCAGAGCATAATGCCAAAACTACGATGGAGCTACCATCTGATGTTGTGGCCAGGAAATGTATGCAGGATAGTGGTGCTACTCTCCAGCTTTATTGTAACCTATGGGAAGATACCAATAAGGAATACCTTGCCACTGAAATGCAGGTAGTGCCTATCCTGATAGAGATGTCCAATAAAGGATTGCAGGTTGACCAGGAAATGAGACAACAGATAGAGGATGAGCTGGATGCTCAGGCAGAGTTTTACCAGCAACTATGTGAGGAGGTTGGATTTAATCCAGGCAGTCATCAGCAGGTAGCATATATGCTGGCCAAGAGAGGAGCCTACAGTGTGTTTACCAGGCTGCCATTTACCAAAGGCAGGAGAGGTAGCTTATCCACAGCCAGAGAAGTGCTGGAAAGGATGGATGATGTACTTGCCTCCATAGTGCTGCGTTATAGGGACTATACCTATCTACTTAGCCACTACATCAGGCCATGGGCTAAGGAAGATAGAACCTATACACGCTTCCATATGGATGCTGCTACAGGTAGGCCCAGCAGCACGGATAGGAATATGCAAAACATACCGGGTAAAAAGCTCCAGGCTGAACGTGGTGTACCTAACTGTAGGAATATTCTGTTGCCTGATAGTGGTATATTCACGGACATGGATTGGAGCCAACTGGAATTAAGGATACTGGCATACCTGTCTCAGGATAGGGAAATGCTCCACATCTTTGAGACTGGTGGGGATATTCACCAAACTACCGCTGACTTTTTGGGTATACCCAGGTCAATAGCCAAGAATGTGAATTTTGCTCTGGTATATGGTGCCACTGATGAGACCCTCATGGAGACTGCCCATATCAGGTCGCTGGATAAGGCCAAGCAATTAAGGCAGAATACCTTTCAATTATATACTGGTGTAGGTGATTGGATTGATGCCCAGCATCATGAAGCGCTGAGAACCTATAGGGCTAGAACACTCTTTGGTCGCAACTTGAGGTTGCCTACTGAGGAGGAGGAAAGGATAGATGGCATCCAACGCAAGGCTGTTAATTATCCTATCCAAGGTAGCGCTGCGGAAATATTAAAGCGTGGGTTGATTATATGCAAAGACCTGCCACTGAGCCTCCAGGTACACGATGAGTTGCTATGTGATGGATTTGTACCTGATTATAAATTTAAGCCACTGGAGGAGATAGCTCCTTTTCATACACCAGTGGAGGTAAAGTACTTAGAGAGGTGGGAGTAACCAAACATTAGTATGATAGGAAATTATGGTGTGAAGCTAAGAATAAAACAAATGGAGGGACAAAAATGACGGACAAGATGGGCAGGATAATGCCTGTGGAGAAGCAGCTGGAGGAATGGGTTAAAGGTAATCCAATACATAATGGGAAGGATAAAAGTAGTGGGGAATGTTGCCCTGATTTCTCCTGTTGTGGCGGTGATTTAGCTCCTTTGGAGGTTAGGGAGTTATTTGTAAAGGCCAAAGAACCATTACGGACAAGGATGTTAATGGAGTTCCTAGAGAAGATGTTGGCCAAACAACTGCCAGACAAGAAAGTTTATATAGCTGGATTAGAGACATCCAGGCAGGAACTTTAGGGACATAAGGAGTAAGAAAGGGCTAGGACTGTTGCCACCTTCCTAGCCCTTACAGTCAGGGTTTGTAACCGCCAAACTATTCCATCTGCTCGGTATCCCTTAACTGCCTTATGCTGGTTGCCTTACCGGCACAGAACTTATACGCTTACGGTATTCTGCCTTATTACGAAGGATGTTGTGGAATTCGTTAAGCCTGGCCAGGCCTTCTGTCCTGAAACGGTCAGCTAATACCATATCTCCATTAACTGCCTCTGCCCATTGGCTTGCCTCAGCCAGGTGGCTGTTTATCTCCGCTATCCTTTGGACTGCCTCGGCTATAAATCCAGTGGCTATGTCCCTCCAGCCTGCTGCCTGCTGGATGTAGCTATTCAGATTGGCTAACCTGGTATTGGCTTCCTGTATGTAAGCTAGGCAGGAATTTACCCTAATGCTGGCTATATCCGACCTGGCTCTAGCATAATCCGCATAGCTTTCGGCTACCCTGCTACCTATATTAACAGCATCAATCTTATCATCACCAGCGTCAAGGTATGCCTCAGCACCAGTATCAGCCTTATCCAACGAGGTGGTAAATACTAATCCTAAATTGGTAGCTACGGCATCCACCGCAGTTTCCAGGGCTGTCCTAAGGTCGGCAGCATCAGTGGTAATTTTGGTCAGCCAGGACTTGGCATCCTCGCTGGTGTTATCCTCCAGGTAGGTAGCTACCTTATCCAGAGCAGATGCAACATCAGTATGTATGGATGTGGTTAATCCTAACTCTGTCCTTAAACTATTAAGGTCTGTGGCAGCCTGCTGCTCATGCTGCTGTGCCTCAGTAAGTAAGGCATAACCAGCAGCGCCTATGGCTACTACTTCATCCAGCACATCAGGGTAGCTGCCAGGACTATGCTCACTGGGTGGCATATGCTTCCTCTCATAGTAGATGGCTATATGGTCAGCACTTGTGGATAATTCCTCCTGGGACTGGCCAGTTTTCTTGCTGGCTATGTAGAGGAAGTCTCCGTAGATATTAAAGTTAACAAACTGCTGAGGTACAAGGTTAGTAGGATATTCCACCCTTACTATCCTGGTTGCTACTGGTATGATGGAGCTAATATCCAATCCTAGGCGGCTCTTGGTATAATCTATCAGGTAGCTGGTTCCTGCTGCCATATCACCACCATTAATGAACTTGACGGCTCCATTTATGTAATCCATTCGGTAGTCAGTATCTCTGGTGTAGGTAGTGGTGCCGGCAGCATTGGTAACAGTCTCACTTCCTGGCCTGATAGGTTTGTTATCCAGAAACACATAGCTGTCATAGGCGTTACCTGTACCTACATCCAATGTATCTGATGCACCGTTACCGTCTATGGCATCTACCTCTACCTCTATAACCCTCTTGAAGTAGAGGTTGCCTTGCTTGGCTGTACCACTTACAAGGTCGCTGAGATACCAGCTTTCCTCTATGTAATTGCCATCCTGGTCAATACCCTTAATGATAACGGTTAGTTGGGTAATAGAGCTATCGGCATCAGTCAGGGTTACGGTCAATCTCCTGGGCATATCAGGAGTATGGTCAGTTATGGTCAAGGTATCACCAGCAGTTGTGGAGCTAAGGTCGGCTGCGTCCACTATGGCATCAGGGTCAGCGGTATCTGGTGTGGTAAAGGACTCATCAGTAACCGTGAAGCTGAGGGTTTCCTCATAGACCTTCTCCAATGGCATATAGCGGCTGAGGTCATCCACAGTCCTTTGCACGGCACGGTTCAACTCTGCCTGGGATATTTCGGTACCCACCGTTACCTTTAAATCAGTGGCTATTAAAGACCTGAACTCTGGTAGTGTTAAACCCATTATATTGACCTCCTTATATAGTAAATGGCGTTTTTGTAGACTTCTATCCACCTCATATGCCAGTCATAATCACCCATGGTTCTGGCATAGCTAGGATGCTGGGTAACATAAGCAGCCCAATGCTCATGTATTAGAATGTCAAACTCCAGCTCCTCCAGCACCTTATCTATGGATAGGTTAGGCAGCTCATTGGGATAAAGTGGCTCTGGGTCATCCTTCCTAAACAATGCTATTAGTTTATTCCAGCACATATTATACCTCCGGAGCAGGATATTTGGTATGGTACTTCAACTCACCATAGTTAATAATGATGTTATCTACCTCGCTGGTATCGGTTTCAAGGTTGAGGATAAAACCAAAAATGTCAGCAACCTCAATTACATTATCCACAGCATCCCAATCTATGGCAAACTCCGCCTTGAACTGCTTGTATTGTGGTGATTGCCCCACAGTAGTAGCAACCTCAATTGTCTGAGTTTTACAGGATGTCTCACCATTACCTTTGTAATAGCAAACCAATTTAATATCAACAGTATCTTCAACGTTTCCACCACTGTTATCCACATTAACCTCAAAGTATAGCTCAAATTTAAGGTCGCTGGCGCCATCCCAATCAGGTTCAACATGGGACTCATAATACAGTACCTCACCAGCAGCATCTAATTGGTAGCCACCAACAGTATTGGCATCAGGTGGTGTCCATGTAGCTCCTGATGCACCAGGTGAGAATGAGGTAGCAGGTATAAAATATTCATGCCACCATACAGCCTCATTAGACCTGAGGGCTCTGGGTATGATGAGCACCCCATTGGGTGAGAGGAAGAAATTCTTTATACCTTTAATTACATCCAATGCCACTTTATAATCTCCTTATGCCAGGAACCCAAATACATCTATGGTAGCGGTGCAGTCTGCTGTGGTGCCAGTTATTACCTTGATGCCAAACTCAGAGGTAGCGGCACAATCAGTATATTTGGTAATATCAGCACCAGCTATTACCATGTAGTCCGTACCTGGTGTAGTCATGCTGGATAGGTCAACAGCCTGTCTCCAGGTATCAGCATTGGCTCCTGTGCCAAAGTCATAGTCAGTTCCACCAGCCATTGATGCCGAGGGTTCCCTAACCACTACAAATACTGGGTAGAAGGTTTTGCCAGTAGGCACAGTATATAGCACAGTCTTGCCTGCTGTTTTCATATCCACACCAGTAACGGTAGCTACTTTGGTAATTGCATATTCGTTTAATGCGGCCATGGTAACCTCCTAACTTTTTAGCACTATGGAGTCATTGTGGCAGACTATATTATCCTCATAGCAAATCACCATTTGAGCCAGCTTGGTAGCTGTCAGGTAGTTGGCAGTGGTGCCTACACCCTGGCCTGTGCTGGTGTCAATAGCAGGTATTATCTTGGGCCTGCCTTGTAATTCCTCCCTGAACTCTGGTATCTTTATCGTCATTTCCAGAACTCCCACCAGTTCTTGCGTTGTTCCTCTATCTCTTTCAGCCTTTTCTGTGCCTCAGGGCTGCTGGTGATTATTGCCTTGGTTCTTTCAGTTGCTATCCTGCCAGTTCTTAACCTGGCTGCTGCCTGGCGTTCTTCCAGTTCTTGAGCCCTACGTTCCTGCTCTGCCAGGATGTCATAGGCATAGATTGTAGGTCTTGAGGGTATTTTCTTAACCTGCTGGGTAATAGCTGCTGCCCTATATGGTTGCTTTCTTATTACCTCCTCAGCATACTCTGTTAGGGTAACTGGCTCTGGAGTTGGCTCTGGCGTTACAACAGGAGTACCAGCAGTATATGATGGGATAGTAGGAGTAGGTGCAGGTGGTGCAGCCTTGGGTTTTGGAGGAGGTAATATCCCCTCATCCTGAGCCTGCTCCACTACTGCCTTGGCTTCCTCTTTTGGCTGGTCTTGGACTGAACTGGAAACAGGAGTTCTATCTACGGTAGGTATATCAAAATCGGTGGTAACCTCACCAAGTGCTATTATGAGGTTGTACTCACCAGTAGCACGGTTGTACCTATGGGTAAGGTTGGTAACTCTGGTAATGGCATCAACAGGATAGGTTTTCTGTCCTGCCACGAATGAGACCTGGCTTCCATAGGAAGTTCCCAAGCTGTTGGTAGCATATGCCCTACAGTAATAACGGGTGCCGGGTGCCAGTGAGGTTAAATCAGATGTAAATGCTCCAGTTTCGGCAGGTGCTCCATTCTCAGTTTTACTGTCATTGATGTCAGGGTTGCCAGTTGTGTTCCAACAATGTCCATGCTGTGTGGCATTTGGTGTACCTAGATTGGTGATGTTGCCGTTGCCAGTAGCGGTAGTAGTTCCTACATTGGTCATGGCCTGGGTAGTTACTACTGGCTTGGGTTCTCCACTCCACTCCTGGAACAGGGCATCCCAAAGAGGATGAGTTACATCATAATACTCCAACCAGGTAGAACCAGCATCATTACTGCCAATAACTTTCCCTCTGGTATAGTAGTCATTCTCATCATCGGTATCGGCTCTTATCCCAATATGGCTATTCACATCTGCTCCACTATCTTGGTGGAGCAGAATAACATACTCGGTGTCGGCAGTCAGGACAGGTGAACCAGTTAATGCTATGCCATGCCAGTCCTTTGTTTCTCCTACAGAGGCAGAGTCATAGCTTCCTGTTGCCAGCAGGTCGCCTGTAGGATGATGGCTGGCATCACACTCATAAATGTCAACGGTAAAGTCTCCTGTAGGGTTACCAGTTCTAACAAGGTAGAGGATTACAGACCCTAAGATATGGTCTTCCTGAGGAGTGAATGTCTGACCTCTCCAGGTATCACCATAGAAAGCTAAGGTTCCATCATCGCTGGTTTCAAAGGACTCATACTTGGTAGGCATTAAACTCCCCTCGCATCCACGATATGTACTCTATCATATAGCTCCACGCCACAATCATGTGGTACTATCAATCTACCAGCTAGGGACTCAGATTTAATCCTGGTCAGTAGGGCTGCTGCCCTGGCATTGGCATCAGACTGGTTGCCAATACTGGTTACTACATAGGGCTGTATTACCTCATCATAATTGCCACTGTAGGCTCCAGTATCACCAGTTATGATGCTTGGCCAGGTTGTCTCATCATCAGGGTTGAAGTTGGTATAAACCACTATCCTGTTGGGAGTTACCTCATTGTACTTCTCCATGTATTCGTAGAAGTAATGTGGTTGGTATGAGTAGTAAATCTCATCCACACTATCTGACTCCTGAGGATAAACTATCTTCCAGGTAAGGCCAGCCGTCAGCCTGTAATAGCACTTGGTCATGGTTATTAACCTATACAATATGGAGGCTGCACTTTCATAAGGCACCTTGTTAATATCAAATACTGGTTTGAAGCTGGTTAATATACCATCATCAGGACTAGGAGCAGGCAGTAACGTCCAACCTAGTGCACCTTCTATAATATCCTCTATGATGTCATACACGGTATCAGTAGTACCATCATAGGCGCCTATATAGTAAGGAGCGGAACCATAAGCCCTAATCCGCTGTTCCCTGGCATACATCCACATACCTTCACAATAAAGCTGGCAGACCACGCTGCCTTCTCTGGACACTACCTGTTGGCTCTTGACCCATAAATCAGGAGCACCAGAGTATTCGTTACCTTCGCTGGTGGTAAATCCATAACCAGGACTAAATCTATACCCTCTAAGGTCAACGGTTCCTGGGTCCAAGGCACGGTCATCATTCCTTAGCACTATAATGGCCCTGTCCCTGTAGGCTTCCTCAATGTGCTCCACTGACAGGACACGGCTGGAATAATCCACACCATTTATGACTATCCTGATGTAGGGAGTTTTATTGGTGCCTTGCTGTGCGGCAGTTAATGTATCTGATAAAGTCCTTGCCATCTAATCCACCTTAAATCTCATGCTCTGGTTCACAAGGCTTGCCTTCATCATGACGGCAGATATGGTAGTTAGCAGTTACAGTCATTTCCTCGTTGGGCTGCCCCTCATTTATCCTGACGGCATACTTCTTGGCTCTCCTTACCTCTCGGACATAATCAACCAGATGTTCAGCTACCTCTTGTGGCAGTTTCTTCTTTATCTGGTCTATGGTAGGGTTTTCTTGAATACTGCCAAGAGGAATAGCCAATGAGATGTTAAACCTCAAATAAGCCATTATGAATACCTCCATTTCGTAGCCTGGTAGTTACGCTGAATTTCTGCTGGTGTTAAGGCACGGTTGTAGATGAGGACTTCGCCGATTGAGCCTATGAAATTACTAGCACCATTTTTTGAGCCAATATAAGCAGTCCGATTTGCTGTAGTTGCGTCAATAGCAGACGTGTCAGAGATACTTTGAGTTGTATTTTTATAAAAGATAATTTGAGTTCCTGAGCGGACTATAGTGTGCATTTGAAATACGCCAGCGGTTAATGCTAATCCGCTTATACAGTTATTAGTCCCTCCTCCTGGTATATGTATTCTAAGTGCTGGTAGACCAGTTTCGTCATATATGAAGGTGTCAAAACCATCAGCATCCCACACCCCTCTGCTGTAAATAAACCTGTTAGCAGCAAAGTTAGTAGGATTTATCCAAAAAATAAATGTAAAATTACCCGTGGTAAAATCAAGGGCTGATGTTGCGGGAACTGTTATTTGGTCATCCCCATCAAAGCTATATCCCTGTGGAGTCCAGATAGCACCAGTAACCGTGCAGGAATGTCCATATGCGTCTCTGGACATAATGGCAGTACCATCCAGCATATAGAGTGGCAAATACAGCACTAGGCTTGGGTCAAGGATATATTCCTCAGCCATCAATTCTTCAGACTGGGTCTGCATTATGACCTCCGATACTTGGCAATTATGTAGCTAGAGTTCTTGGTCTCACCAGTAACCGTATCAGTAGCCCCAGAACATTTAGCCACCATTCTAACCTGAAAACTGCTACCAGTTCCAAGGAAGTTTCCAGTTGGAGCAAACCTTCCTGAGCAACTCACATCCGTTGCGGCAGAGGGTGTTGTTAGGGTTTGCTCTCCAATCAAGTCCTCCCAGTCTGAACCATCATCACTTGCCTGCCACTTCCATAGAGCATTGTCAGTAGGAGTCCCACTAACATCCAACCTACCAGTAAGACCAAACTCAATCTCCTCTAGTGTCATGCCTGCGGGTTGCTCAAAGGTGATAGTTTCTATTGTATCATAGGCATCATTATCTATACCCGAAACAGCAGTAGAATATTGGACTCCATCGGTAGTAAGACTACCTTTGGCAAATGGATGACGGATTATGGTCAGAACTACACCAACGGCATCTTTAAGTTTCCAGTTAGTCCCATCATAGGTAATGTACATATTACCTGTATCGTACTCTAGGAAAGTGGAACCAACTTCTGGCTCCGATTGTCCTGCGTGGGATGCTTTGGTAGGTTTAGTATCTGTGGATGCACCAATAAATTTTGGTACTCTGGCTGGAATTGATAAGACTGACATTTTAACCTCCTTTTTACACGGCTATTATTTGTTATCTGGTTTTTGGTATTGGCTTACCCCATTGTTCCTCTGCCATAGCATATGCCTGACCGGCAGCGGCTTTGGGGTCCTTACCTTCCTGGTCAATTAGTTGCTGGATGGTTCTGGCTATTAAAGCCCTTACTCTTTCTATTGGGGTATCTGGTGTTATTTGCTCAACTGGAAGGGGCATAAGAAAATCCTCCTTTCATGGCGTTGCATCCGGCTCAACTGGTAATGACACGAAATACCTCCTTAGCTCCTGGGCAATCCAGGTTGATAGTTGGGAATACCTGACCATCCTCTATGGTATCTCCTACCCAAGGGAATGAACGGCAGGCTTTTGGTCTGAATGGGTAAATGCTGCATCTATTGGCTACCAGGAAAGGGCAGGGAATGGGTAGGTAGAAACCATCGCTCCCTGCCCTTATTTCCAGCATTTCCTGGTCGCTAAGGACTTTACCTAACATTTTCACATCCTCAGCATCAATCTTGGTTTTGGTAGTGCCTATCTGCCCGCTGCAACAACCGGCACACAACCTACAGCGGAACCTTTGATGGTATTTATTTACCATCTCACGGAACCTCTCAGTTCCAGGTTTGATGTAAATTACAGCCTCAGTTGCAGTAGTCATGGCTCACCAACTTGGGTCAAGGTCTAACTTCACCAAGCTATACTCGGTATCAGCGGCAGCCTTTAGAACTGTACCAACCACAATCTCCTGCCCTGATGCATCTACGCTGTTTAAGGGTTGGACATCCACCGAGCCTGCATCAGTTAAACCTACCACAACGTGTTTGCCTACTAATACAGTACCTTGGCACAGGACTGGAGCTATGCCTTTGGTCTTAATCCAGCCATAGTAGCTGGCGGTAAAGCTGGAGACCCAGATAACTCCTACAGGAATTCCGGTAGGTGTCGTAGGACTGACTATGATGGAGTCGTAGATGTTTTTCTGTAGGGCAGCCTGTGAACTGGTAGTAAGTGCTACCTCCAATGGGTCAACCAGTGTCAGGACACAACTGGCACTCTTTGCTGCGGCAGGATGGCTTTTAATCTTGTAACAGGCGCCTTCTCCAGCCTCATCGTTGATTGACAGCCAGCCATCCTTGAAGTAGTTGGCTGTGATAGCTTGGTTGGAAGATGCAGTAATGGTTACTGAGGTATCACCTACAGAGGCGGCAGCAGCCACCGCTACATCGTTGTCGTAGTCGGCATGAAGGGTAGCAGGACTGGCAGCCAGCTTACCGATGGTGATGGCAGAACCACCATTCTTGGCATACCTGAATACGCCATCATCGGTGATTAGGGCTGTGCCTATGGGGAAAATCTGGACTGCGGTCGCAGCCCTGACATCCGGCTCGGTCAACTTAACCAGGTCATTGGTATCAACTCTGGGCAATACCATCACACCATTTTTGGTATTTATTAACTTGTGGATAAACGCACTCATTTTACTTTACTCCTCTTTTATTTTTGGATGATGGGTCATCATCCTTTTACCTACCCAACAGGTCATGCTACTAGCGCCTCATCGGTTATGTCAAAAATTCTTCCGAGGCACAGCGTGGAACCGAGTAGCACGGAACCATAGCTGTCCATCCTCATGCCACCAGCATTGTAGTCCTCCAGGCGCTCCCAAGTCCATAGCTCGTAAAGGTCGCCCTCACCTTCTGTGCCACCATAGGCATAGGTAATACCGGGCTCTCTGGCCAGGACATTACCATACTTGACACAGAATAGGGAGAAGGCTTCGGTGGAGCTATACTTGGCTCTCTTGTTGCTGGTGCTGCCGGTGCCGGTTCCATCCTCCTCACGGACAAGGTAATCGGTTCTAACCAGTGGGATACCCATGAAGAATAGGATTGGCCTACCCAACTCATTGACGCTTTGGGTAAGCATCATGAAGTGGTTAGTCTCGTTACTGGAAACGGAGTAGGTGAAACCACGTTCCTGGTAGGCAGCATCAAACCGGATGCCTAGCTGGGCTGGAATGAGTATTTCGGATACACCGTACCTCATATTGTCTATCTGGGTTCTGAGGTACAGCAGGCTGAGGGCACCGCTGGCCATGTCCATATTCTGCTTGTTGTTGGTGTTGCTGGAGGTTGTCCACGGAGCACCTCTCTCAGCGGCCAGGGCATGGAGCCCATCAAACTGGGTAGGAGTGCCTCCATAGGTAGTATCAGCGTAGATTATACGGTCGCCAATCTTCCTCTTGAGACCTTTCTCCATCTCCAGCAGTACCTGAGCCTTGTAGTCGTTGTAGGTGCCATAGATGTTCTGGACATAGCGGTCAAGTTTCCTCTGGATGTACATATACCTCAGTGTTGACTCCACCTCGGTGTAATCTACATCCTCGCCCCAAACCAACTGGTCACCAACATCAGCCTCGGTAACGGCGTCCTCGGTTCCAGTTGACTCTCTTAGCCACTCTATTTTGAGGCCTGTGCCGGCTGCTTGGGCTACGGGAAACCTTTCTAAAGGGTTGTTCCGCTTTATGTCCTCCTCAAATACACCGGGAATTTTGGTACTTTGAGTTAGCTTTTGTGCCTCAGCAAGTGTTTTCCAATGTCCTCCACTAGATGCCATTTAAGTTTCCTCCTTATCTTGCTCCAATCTTGTGGCCCTTGGCCTCATGCTCCTCCAGAATTCTCCTGGCTCTATCCAATGGGGACTCTGGAGTGCTACCAGCACCTGGGCCTGCACCGCCATCGTAATTGGCTGGTTTGCCACCCTTATTGCCATTACTTCTAAATATCTTGGCGGCTTCTTCTAAATTCCTGAGCTGGTCTAATGTCTTGTCCTTGAGGGCATCCTCTGTGGCACCGTTGCCAATAAGGTTCTGCCTAATCCTATCAGCAAGCTCGCTTTCATACTTACTGATACTCTCCTTGTGGGAGCCTAATTCTGCTTCCAGCTCACCCACCCTGGTCTTATGGGTGTCATAGTCCTTGTACTGCTCCTTTAACTGCTCCATTGCTGCCTGAGTCTGTAGCAAGGCTTGGTGGGCCTCCTCCCGGAGTCGGTTAGCTTCTGCCAGGTCGGTGTTGAATTTGGCTTTCTCAGTTTCCCACTCAGTGGCTCTTGCCTCGGCTCCACCCTTTACTGCCAGTAAATCTGACTCCAAGGCGTATCTAACAGGTTTGCCACCTATATTCAGGTCAATGGTTTTATCCTCATTCTGTTTTGGGAGTGGGATATATGTAACCTCCTGACCATTTATAGGCAGCTTTACGGAGCCATCTTCACCTACATTAAAGGTTCCAGTTATTTCTGCCATTTTGACCTCCTTTTAAGTCTTACCTCTATTATAACATACTTAACATAATCTTGTCAAGCTCTGTATTATGTCAGCTTCAAACATATACAATTATTATAATATAGTATTAAACGGCAATATGTATATATCACCTTGGTATTCCCCATCTATCTCTGTATTGGTTGTATAATTCTGCTGCCTGGTCGGTTTGGGTAGTATCGGTAATTTCAAAGAACTGGAGCCAGGCATCTAACTCAGGGCTTAGTTTGCGGAGGTTAATACCCATATCCCTAACAAGGCTGCGGTAGTGGGATATTAGCTTCTCACCGCTAAGCATCGTTATCTCCTGGAGTTTATCCCTCTCTGCTGGGGTGCCAAATATCCACTGTTTGATTAGGGCTTGCTCCTCCTCATTAAACTGGGTGGATATAATGGCCTCCTGGCGGCGGTTATATCCTCGGAAGTATTTACGGCTAACCTCCCAGCGGAGCTTCTCCAGGTCAGTCATGTTCTTGGTAATCATCCTGATAAAGTCCTCACGCTGGACTCCCTGCAAGGTATTTACAATGGCATCTATCTTGAGGAAATAGCCATCCCAATCATCAATCATTTTACCGCTGGCTGGGTCTAATTTCTTCTCCAATTTAATGCTGTAATAGTAGTTAAGTAATTCCTCTGATGGATGCTGGACTGGAGGTAATTGTCCTCTCTTTTCAGCCCTGCTAATCAGCCCTTCCCTAATAGTGCCATCTGGCCTTACCACATCCTCCAATTCCAGGGCTACATTCTTATACCTTTCAGTCTCAGATAGGTCGGTGAAAAAGTTGGCATATCTGCTTCTAAGGTCAGAACGGCCTCTAGCCCACTGTTCCATGTTAATTTCACCAGCTCTAACCTGGCGGTCTAACTCCTCCTGCTCAGCCCTGACGGTATCAGCATAATCCCTGATTTGGCGGAAGAACTCCCTACGCCTTTTATCCTCTTCCTGCCAGGCTGTAGGCATTAGGGAGCTAAACACACCGCTGTGGTATTTGACTGCATCCATCTCAGCCAGGACATCCTGGTCAAGGGCATCTAGCTGGGCATAATCACCTATACGGAAACCATGGCGGCGTATCCATAGTTGCTCCTCAGGGCCATAGCCGGTTTTCTCCTCTATTAATTTGGCTGAGGCTTCCCAGGCGGCTAATTGCTCCTCTGTTCTAATCCTTAATATGCCAGCCTGTTCCATTACGGTTCCCATCCAGCCATATTGCTGGGTGGCACGGGTCCAGACATCCTGCTCCTCTGAAGTTAGCTCCTCATTCTCCTGGAGCTTATCCCATATCTCCATGCCGTTAAAGGTTTTCTGCTCTCTTTGGCAGATACCGTTGGCTACTAATATGGTCATATAGTTGCGGTAGGGTTCTGGCAGTATGGTATTGAGCAGAACTTTGGCTGGTGCTGAGTCAGGAAAGGCAGCTATGTAGGCATTGAGTGGAGTCTTAATCCAGGCTGGAAGTAGTTCTCCCCACTGAGCCTTACCATTGGCTGATGTACCTCCAAACTGTTTAAGGAAATTGAGGTAGAAGGCTGGGTAGAAACCAAAGCGGCTATACCAGTCAAAGAACTCGGATATTTGTGGAAACATATCATAGTATTCTGGGTAGTCCTTCCTAATGAGCCTTAACAAACCACCCATGAATATGGTTCCTCGGAGTGGGTTAAATTCCAGGCTGGTTCCTGGTATATGGACATAACCATCCTCAGTGTAATCCAGGTAGGTGCCCCAACCCTTAAATACTCCGGGTGTACGGATGGAAGCTCTGGGCAACCAGAATAACCTATGCAGTTCGTATGTCCAGAAGGGATATATGGTACGCATAGCTGCTGTGGTGGCATTTTCATTGGTATAATCAGCCCAATCCTTGTAGTATTCTTTGGAGGCTTTATCAGCAGCACGCTGCTTGGCAGAGGAGAACTCATCGGACAGACCAACCACTGTCCTTGGTGGTGCTGTCGGAGGAATTTCCCTTAATGCTATAGAGCTATTCCACAATCCCTGCACAAGCTCCGTATCACGAACAGGGGTAAATACACCAACAGCATGGCGACCTCTTGGCAAATCTCTAGCCCTCTGGAAATACCACACATCCTT